CATCATCTATATATACCTACATGAATGACGCTGCTGTCACCTCGCACTACCGCTCCCGCCCGCTAGATGGCAAAATTGCTCCACCAAAGTATTTCCGTGATACAAAGTCCGGACTGGGCGCGGCGAATACGTGCCGGGCGAGGCACGGAGCCGACTTTCTGGCACCGATAGCAATAAATGGGCGTTCCCTTGCGTGCGGAATTGCGCCGGCACAGTCCCAATGGCTTGGGAGCGGTCCAGAAAGCGATTAGTTTTTGCGTACGCACGCGAAAGCTATTTTTGCAGCACTTACTTCCTTATTTGTTTACAACCGCCTCCGCCTGTGTGTAATTTAAAATTTGTACATACCGTTCCGATCGCCGTACTTGGGCTTGGAACGCGGACTTCGAGTCCCTAAATTGATTTATGGTGTCTTAATCAGCGCTTTTTGTGCCACGTTGTGCGTTCTCCGTTGACCTTTGAAAAGGCGCGTGGTATTTCTCGGTGTGTTTTTCGGGCGGATTACGCGTTACGTGATCGTTTTATGGCGGGCTCCGGGCGTATAACAGTGGAGCGGCTGATCGTCAGAGCACGGATGAGCGAGCAGCCGGACTCACCGCCGGAGCTCTATCCGTCTCTCCTGGTCCTGCGGGTGAACCCGGTTCCCCGTACTCCGTTCGTTTTGGACATCAGCCGTTTGCCCGTGGTGCCGGAGCGCATTTTGCTGCACGACTTTCCGAACGGACCCTGGTCGGAAACGATTTGGTACGGGAAGATCACTCAGCGGGAGCTGAACCAGGCGCTAGAGTCTATCGTGGACGTGCTTTAGGTAATTTCCTCCGTTCTTTTTCCCGTTTAGGTGAGGAGATGTCTTTCGATTCCGGTTGCCCCCCGACTCCACCGGTAAAGCTGCTGTTCAAGAAGCATTCCCCGTTTGCCGTGACGCCCCAGCGTGCTACCTCGGGGGCTGCCGGTTACGACTTGTGCAGCTCGGCGGACGTGGTGGTGCCGCCGAAGAGCCGGTCTCTCATTCCGACCGACCTTTCTTTTCAATTCCCCCGAGGCGTGTACGGGCGCATAGCCCCTCGTTCGGGCTTGGCCGTAAAGTTTTTTATCGATGTGGGAGCCGGTGTTATCGATAGCGATTACCGGGGCATCGTTAGCGTCCTCCTTTTCAATTTTTCGGACCACAATTTCAACGTCCGTCGGGGCGATCGCATAGCTCAGTTAATTTTGGAGCGTCATTTGACGCCCGACTTGGAAGAGCGATCGGGCTTAGACGAGACGGCCAGGGGTGCAGCCGGTTTCGGCTCCACCGGCGGTTTTGATACAGGGGTCTGTCCCTCCTCCTTTTCTTAGGAATTGACCGAGAGCGAGGCGGCGGACGAAGTGGATTTCGCCGTTCAACTGGCGGCCGCTCTCGAGGCAGATAACGAGGCTACTGCGGGTTGCTTCTGCGAAGCCGACTCCGGGAAAAACACCTGTTCTCTGTGTTCTTGGAACTGTATCATTCTTTAGGTATGATTGTTTCTGTTTGGACCCTCGTTGTAGAGCTCGTTAACGCGTGGGATCGTTTGTGTGGTCGTCGGGCTTACCGCTATTACGCGGATCGCGAGCTGTTGTGGCAAGTGCACGAGAGTCTGCGGTCCGCCTTGGAGAAGACGGTCGGTGTCGGAAGAGGCTTGGCCCGCATCGGCGACGGTGAAAACGGGTATTTCGGAGGAGGCGGCGAAGCTGTTCGCGACAATTGACGACATGTCGATCGAAGATTGGTTCCTCGTTTTCGTAGTGCTTTTCGCTATTCTGTCTTTTATGTGGGGGATGTTCTTGGGGATGCTTTGCGGGCCAGGCGATTTGGATTTCGCGGGTTACTGGGACTGGTATTTCCGTGTTTGTAACGCGAGGGTTCCTTAATAAATGTCTTTTCGTAACGTTAATTCCGCGTTTGGGTTTTGCTTTTTGCAGACGGGATGTCGGGCTCGAGGGATCGCTATTGGTCCTTGGTCGAATCTCTGATAAATAGAGGGATCGTGACCCGTCAGCAGTGGTATTTCAACGACCGCTCCGAGTACGGGTATTACACGAAGCGCTACAGAGGCGCGATGAAATTGTCCAACTTGTTCCGCGACGTGCGTCGTCACATGTTCTGGACAAAATGTTTGGCCGACTACATGTTGACCCCCGAAACCGACTTTCTTCAAATCGAGGAGAATCCGTTTTATTCGGTGTTTTCGAAAAACGGCTACGATCCCGCTCTCGTGGGCTCGATGTTGCTGGCTTGGGCCGCGCGGCAGTCGAAGCGCAATACCGTTTGGATTAGGGGAGCGCCCGTGACGGGAGCTCCTTACTTGGCGGAAGCGATCGCTTACTGCTGCCCGTTGATGACGTGCGTCGATTGGCGCAACAAGCAGAATCCTTTTGAGAAGGGGTTCGAGTCTTTGCTGTTTTGGTGGGACGGCGGGCACGTGCCGCACCGCTGCGTGGCCTTGTGTCGCCAGGTGTTTAGGGGCGAAAACGTCATGTTTCCCCGGGAAGACGGTCAAATGAGCGAATTGGTGCGTACGCCCGTGTTGTTGTACTCTGAACACGACGCTTGTCGCACGTTAGTCAAGTGGGGCGTGTTCAGTGATGAGTTTTCTGACGGTTTACGTAATTCCATGTATTGTTTAGACTTGTCCGCGCCCATGGAAGGCGCTCAGTGCGTCACTTGTGCCGACGCTCGCGCGTTTTTTACGTGGGCTTACCCGCGACGCATGGATTTTGACTGTTTTTGAGCGCGTGTGACGCGTGTTTCGAGTTTACCAATAAAGACTCAGAACGCATTTTCCGTGTGACCGATGCTTTTTATTGTTAAATTTCAACGGGAAAGCTTGCAAAACGGATAGCATATGACGACTAGCCTAAAGGGGAAGGTTTCGAGGTTGTCCTGGACGCGACGACAACAGCGCATTAAGCTGTTGTTACCGTAGGAGGGAGTGATGAATATCTCGTAACCGCCTCGTATGCGGGATAAGGCGTAATTATTGCGGACGGCGCGGTGGGTCAGCAAGTCGTGCAGAGGGGCCAGAGGGTTCAGGATGTAGTCGAGTCGTCCCGTATCGTCGTCGGGGGCGGTGGAGATGAGTAAGAGGTTGAAATTGGTGATGTTAACGAGAGGATAGGGGTTGTTCGCGCGCTCTTCTTCAAAGTACTCGTACACTTTATCCAACCAGTATGTGCACACGACTTTGCTCGCTGCTTGACACATGAGGCTGTAGGGATTGGTGCAGGTGCAATCGTATCGGATTTGAGGCAAGGGGGATTGCTGCTCGAGGTCTTCGGTAACGGACCAGAATTTATTGTACAGACGACAGCGCGCCCTGCATTTGGGCATGCTGTATTCGGGCAGTATTTCTTCGAAGGTGACGGTGTCCTTCCTGGGGAACGGAAACATGCGTTCTCCGTGAAGAAACTCTAAGAAAAAGATGTCAAGAGCGAGGTGAGCGGGTGCTTCCAGCTGGGCTTCTTTGCATTCTAGCGTGAGAGAGTGCACGCTGTCCTGCGGAAAGAGAGAAAATTACAGGAACACGGTGATGACGGGGTACGGGAACTTTTGCATGAGTCTCAGGAAGCACGGTATGAGTGTGTAATCCCTGTGCGACCGCGGTAACGCGATGCGAATGTGTCCGTCGACCACTTCTATCTTGGCGAAGGGTTTGGAGGAATACACGAATAGGTTGATGACGCCGTCGATGATTTCGATGGGAGGTCTGCCGTGACATCGGAAGCAGTGCGTGCAACGTTTTCGGACGTATTGGTCGAAATGGATGGGAAACGGGTTTTCCGCGATGGGGTACGCGGTGAGTTTGGCGTGCCACTCCATGGTGAGTGTGGCGGCTAGGGACTGACAAAAGAGCGAGAGCGGCTCCTCGCACTCGCATACGTAGCTCGCGACCCATTCTCCCATCCATTTCCGACCTCCGTCCTCTACGTCGGCTAATAGGTTGCTAATTTTAAAGGAGGACTGGAACGGCCTCAGCCTGAACGGCAGGGATTCGGGGGTAAAGTAGGGCTCTGACCGATAGGGATACATGGATCTTCCGCATAGGAAACGCAGTAGATCCGGATCGAAAAGGGCCAAGGCCGACACGACCCGCAGGGGCGAGGGGAATTTTACGGAGTAGACGTGTTCGCAGGTGTCACCGAGGTTGTCGCTGTCCCATCTTATGTGAAAAGTGGACGAATAACGAGAGGGAGACGAGATCTGCAAAGAAAAGAAAGTTTTATTGGGGGATAACTTTTTCAGTATTCGGGAGAGTAGCCCGCGCAAGTCTGACAAAGCCTGTTTTCGCGCTTGCAGTGCATGACCGCTGCGCAAGGTACGGTTCTGGAGGTCGACGCGACAAAGTCTTTTAATTCTCTGCGGGGGTTGTGGCAGACGGGGGTGAGCTCTTGGGGAGCCGTGAGGAACAGGATGGTCGAGTTTCTGCACAGGAACGAACAGGCGATAGAGACGTCGGTGCAATGGATGAGCATTTGGGGCGCTCTGACGAAGACGGGGCGACCGGCGATGTAGCAGGTGCCCGAATTGCCCTCCATAAAGTGTAGCGCGAGCGTGGACGGGGCTCTGTCGACGAAGGGCACGCAGTAGAGCGACGTGTGTTGGGCGACGTTGGCTATCCGCTCTATGTCGTTGAGATCGCTATCTGAGATGGCCATTGGGAAGCAGGAGGCGAGGACGTTGTACAGCAGCTTGGCGTTGGCGAGGCGTCCTCCGCACAGGATGAGCGTATTGATCTCTCCGTTGAGCCACCGTTTGATGGTGAGGGCGCACAGAGCCGCGTCGTACCCCTCTTTTTCGAGCAGCTGATGGAACCAGTTCTCTTCGGGATTGTAGAAAGCGAGTCTGAGGGACTCGGGTTCCTCGTAGGGCAGTTGGGCGTAGAGAGATCTGGAGTTTCCGAATCTTTCTCGGAGGGCCCCTAGGACGTATTCCCGCTCGTCCGGTCTGAGGGTGTACTGGTCGTAGGCGGGCATCTGGTCCCACTGAGATCGGTGAGCGATGCCGTCTCGGAAAAGCCGTTCGATGAGCGCGTCCATCTGCGACGCCGACCTGTTGGTCTCCTGAGAGTAGCGGGAAGGAGTCTTTTTGTTCGGATCGGGTGTGGGCGGAGTTTCTGGGACGTAAGGAAAGCCGGAGAAGTCGTCTTCGTCGTCCTCCGTGCGCCTCTTCTGCGACGGGGGCGGCGAGGAGGGAGAGGGACTACGATGTTCCGCTTTCCGCTTACTCTGGAAGAGAGAGGATATGATCAAACTTCTGCTTGCAGGAGTAACACGGGGGATCGATCCAGGCGGTGGAGCAGAGCACTCCGAAATCGTTTTTGCAGTCAAAATCGCGTTCCCCTTCGTGCTCGCGTATCTGCCTCAGGTATTGCACGAGCTCGCTGGTGAGGAAGGAGATTCCGTCGTCGTTGGCGGTTTCGAACTGGATGATGAGGTGGTACTTTGGGTTGGTGGGTAGTTGGTCTGGGCGCGGCAGCTTGTTGAGTCGCACGACGCACTTCACTTCTTCGATTTCGACGAGTTCGCCCTGATGCGAGACGTTGAAAGCCCTGCCCCTGAGCATTTCGTTGACGAGTGGGTTTTTAAAGGGGTACTCGTGATGCAGGGGCGGGAAGTAGATGAGTTTAGTGACGTCTCGCACGGGAACGTACTGGTCGAAATCGAAGTTGTTGACGTGCGCGGTCAGGACGCAGTGGAACATGCGCAAGATAGAGTTGGTAAAGGTGTCTGCGCAGGTGGAGGAGTCGCCCACAATGTAGAGAACGTTGAGAGTGTCGTGCAAGCGCGAAAGCGTGTAGTCGCTGAGCCAGCGACCGAGCATGTAGCTTAGGGTGACGAGATTGAACCCTTCCCTTTCCGCGAATCTTGCGAGATGCCTGCTGGTTTCTATGGTGAAGGGGCCGCTAGGGCTATTGAGTAGGGTTTGGTAGAGGCTAAAGTTGCAGTAGATTTTCCTGGCTTCGTGGAGAAGCAGTTTTCCCTGCAGACCTACTCCGTATCGAGCGAATTGCTCCGGATCCCTGAGACGCCATTCTCCTTCGGTGAAAATGAGCCTCTTTTGGAGCTGGTAGGCGAGTTCGCCCGGATTTTCGGGGGCGTTCGACCGCTTATTGGAACCCGTTTGCCTCGACCTGCGACTCTGGAGGGGAAGACAGGGGTTCGAAGACGGTTAGTTTAGGGCGCTTGGCGAGCATGTTTTTGCGAGCCTCTGCGAATCGTATGATGAGCTTGGAGGCTCTGAAGAATTTTTCCTGCACGTTGATGTTAAGGGGCAGGATGGCGTACCGCTGATCGAGCACGCACCAGCGGAACGAGTCGGAGACGGGGTCGGGGGAGTAAGTGAGCCAGCTGAACTTTTGGTTCTGCTGGAGAAAAGCGAAGTAGGCTTTGAGTAACACGACCAGTTCTTTGCTGATGTTGTGGGCGTAAGAGTAGAGAAAGCGCGAGAACTGAAATTGGGGGATGTGGCAAGAGAGGATGTGTATTTTGGCGTTGACCTTAAGGGTCGGCACGTTTCCTATGGCGGTGCGCGGCGCGAGATTGTGGAGAACCACGAAAACGTAGAAAGCGGTACAGTTAGCGGAACGAGCGAAGAGCTTAGAGGGGAGAGCGTGAAAGAGCACGGAGACGCTAGACCCGGAGCAGAGTTTATCCATGCACTCGTCCATGACGATGGCCAGCGGTCCCTGCCGGGACGCGTTGACGTATACGTTGTCCGGGTGTTCGATGTTGAGGTTTTCGGGCGAGGTTGCTTCCTCGTACGTCATTTCTACGAACTCCGGTCGGAAGGTGCAGGTTCTGGGCGCGAAGGTTCCGTCCTCCTTGCAGTCGTAGTTGGATTCCAGAAGTTGTAGGTTCCAAGCCGTTTGTTCCACCGGCGGGATCATATTCTTCTCCGGCGTCACAAAGATAACCGTTTCCGGGATCGGTTGCAGCATATCGCAGGAGATCAACGCTCTGAGCAGATGGCTCTTGCCCGATCCCGTCGGGCCGTAGATGACGCCGATGACGGGCTGTCGGCCCATGTTGAGCGACGGTAGTTGTCCGTCGACGAGGTACCGACTGTCTTCCTGTTCTTGCCGTTCCACGGCTAGCTGTATTTCTAGGAACTTGTCGTCCACTCCCCCGAGACTGTAAAAGTCGTCGAAGCTGGGAAATTTCTGTTCGCGAAAGAGATGTGGGGCTAGGTCCGCCGCTCCTTCGTACCAGCCCGTTACCCGTTTGTAGAACTCGCCTGCCCGTAGATACTCTTCCTCTCGGTAGCGCCATGTTTTCCTCTTTTTATTAGCGACGGCCCCGGCCTCCGCTCCGCTCATGGGTCTCCGAGGAGATCCAAAATTTCGTCACAGTCCTCGATAGAGAGCGACCGGTCTGGGACGTCGAACTCGTCCGAGTCCTCTCCGTCGTCCTCGGGAGCGATCCGTGCGGCCGCCGCCGCCGCGAGCAGCCTGAGGGGGGCTAGAGGTTCTTCGTGGCCCACCGGGGGCACTCTCCGGACTTCGTCGGCGGTTCTCGGGTTGGGATGTTCGGTGTCGTAGGGGTAAAGAAAGTCCCCGTGGCGATACTGCGTGAGGTCCTTCCAGGGTCTTAGGACTCTGGTGAGCTGTTCGTTGTGGATGGTGAACGGATCGTATCGGCTCACCTTGTTGAGGAGCGTGGTTTTGAAGATGGTCCTGCGCGTGTGAAGCTCGGGAATGGCGCTGACCGCGCCGTACGACTGGTCTTCGTGCCTCTGCCAGCAGCGTTCCAGCGTGTCGTATATAAGCTCCGCCTGTCTGTGTCCCTTGGAGCGTATTTTTCCGCTTCCCACGTGACCGCACTCGGGGTCGAGACAGACGGCGTCTTTGAGTCCGTAGAGCTTGGGGGCGAGGAAAATGGCTTCGGAGCTGTACGTGTCGCCGCCGCACCGCTTGCACTTGATGTCGCAGTCGCAGGCCCAGTAGAGCGCCGGGTTCTCCGGGTCGAACGTGAGCCGTGTGTGCGGGCCCTTGATGCGGTGCGCGCCCCTCTCCTTCATGCGCCGATACCCCGACTCGGTGACGAAGAGGCTGTCGGTGTCCCCGTAGAGGGTCTGGGGGTCCCTTTGGAGTAGGTGTGTCCCCCTATCGGGTCCGTGCAGGATTTCGCACCACTCGCTGAAGAAGGCGCGCGACCATCCCAACACGAAGCAAGCGATTTGCGTGGCGTATCTCTTATTTTCGACCATTTTGTCTAAATTTTCTAGATGTAGAACGGTCAACGCTTCGGGGGGAGCGTCGAGCAACCGCATGGGTTTGAAAACGGTCTCGTTGGCGGTGGCGTAATGGGCGTGGTCATCCTCGGCTATATAAGGGGGCGCGTCGAGCGCTTCCTGCAGTTGGTGATCGACTTCCGCCAGGGACGCTTCGCGAGCGGTAAGTGCGTTTTCGAGCTTACTGGTACTCTCGCCTTCGCTCTCTTCCGTTTCCTCCTCCTCCTGCTCTTCGTTTTCTTCTTCTGCTGTCCGCGTCGGGGGTTTCCGGTCAAAGTACTGACGCAGTTGATGATGTCTGAAGGCGTCGGGGGTGCTTTCGGGGCAGACGACCGTGCCCGCTAGCGAGTCGTGGTTGAGCAATGTCACGTGACGCACGATTTGAGTGCCTTCGTAGATGCCCCGCCTGTCGTCCTCGGTGAGGTCCTGTTCGAAGAGGATGCGCGTGGTGTCCATGTTGGTGGCGAAGGCGCCGTAGAGGGCGTTGCTTAGCATTTTCGAGATGGACCGCATAACTTCGTTTTTGTCTCGATCCGCTTTCTCTTTGGCCGCGATGTTTTTGCTGACGTATTCAGCGCAGACGGTTTTCCAAGCGGGGAACACGATGTTCATGTCGTCGTGGAGGGCCGTGACCGCCCATCCTCGGTTGTGCAACGTGAGGATGTCTATGACGGTGATGACCTCGTCGTACAGCGCTTCGTTGGTCCACACGAGGCGCCCCCCTCGCCTGGAGCAAATGGGAGGCAGCGTGTCTAAGTGTTCCGCGGGCGGAGGATAAGCCTCGACTTTTAGGATGCACGGTTTGATTCGGTGGTCGAAGTAGCTGATGGGTCGTTCGGAACTCATGAGCTCGTTGAGCTCGTCGACGTGTTTGGCAGTGAATTTGGGGTCCAAGGGCATGCCGTGGGGCATGGGGTGGGTGAGGGCGGAGGCGTACATACCGCATATGTCGAAAACGTATACGGGATGTCTGTACGGGCCTAGCACGCTGGGATAACACCGCCCCCCTCGCAACGCTTGCCGTATGTATTTGAACATGGGACGGTGCGGGGCGTATATTTCGGCGACGTACTCGGGGGAGGGAAGCCTCTTTTTTCTTTTTTTGGTGTTTTTGTTTGCGCTTGCGCGCTCGACGTCGTGTACGTCGGCGTCGTGAGGGTTCCCCTTGATGTCGTTTTTCTTGAGCGCGACTTTTCTTTTGTACTTGGAAGGGGGGCGCTCGACCGTGCTCGCGCGTTCCTGCTCTTCGACGTACGCGGTGAAGGTAAGTTGCTTCCAAAAGGCGTGGGTGTTGCTGGGAATGGTGGGTCGCAGGAAAATGTTAAAGTCGCCGTGCATGCCGAGTTCGTCTTTGAAGTACTTGTCGTAACTGTCGTACAAGGTGAGAGCTAATTTCTGCGTGACCCTTACGTCTTGCATGCAGTACTCGAGGCACGCCTGCACGATGTCGTACGGACGACCCGGGTGCTCCTGTCGCCATAGCGCCTTCTGTTCGGCGATGACAGAAGGATCCTCCCAGTATCTCGCGACGGGGAACCCGTCGGAGTCTTGTTCGTAACCGCCGATGGAGACGTGTTCGTTGACGGCCTCGTAGGGGCACTGGCCTTTGGAGAGCTCTAGGGCATACGCGGCGGCGGCTTTGGAGAGTTTGGCTCCGCTGGTGAACTGCAACGTGTCGCGTACCATGAATCGCACGAAGACGGTGCGGGAGTCGCTGGGCGCGACGACTCCTCGCGCCCACCTGTGAAGCCGCGTGGGGTCCTTTTTATCGTAGTTGGGGTTGGGCAGGTGGAAGAGGACGTCGTTAAAGAGGAGGCGGCCTACGCGCGGCATGAAGAAGCGGTCGCACCGACACGCCTGCGGAAAGACGTCGCGCCGTTCCACGAGTTCGGTGGCGAGCAAGAGCTCGTCGAACTTGCAGATGTTGTGTCCGAGCACGACGATGTGAACGTTGTTAAAGTCGTCGGGCAGTTTGAGAGGTTCGGTAGGTTTGTCGAACAGTTCGTAGGGGATGTCGTAGCGGGAAAGGTATTTGCCTTCGCTCATGAGCTTGCTGACGTAGTCTCCGTTGGCTCGACAGTACCTGTCCACGAGATCCCTGGCGAAGTGTTGTTGCAAACGGGACCGGTAGGCGCGGAACCGCCGGGCAACGAAGCCGGGCCGCGTGTCTAGCCAGTAGAAGCCCTCTTGTAAAGTTTTTACTTCCGGGTCAACGAGCGCCAGGTCCGTGGCCGCGCGCACGACGTCGGGATCGCCCGTGAGCATGAAACACAACATAAAGGGGTGCATACGTTTTCCTTTATTTTCGAAGACGGTATACGTCTCGATGTCGTAGGTGAGAAAGAGTTGCTTACAGTGGGGTTGCTGAGCGGGGCATGCGAAACGCACGTGTTGCCACAGGTCGCAGCCGAATTTTTGGACCGTGTGGTAGAAAAAGGCGGACCGCCTTTCGTTGCACGTGTGATTGCGCACCCAGTGGCGTCCGCAGGCGGGACAGGTTTGCACGGCCGTGCGGCTGAGTATCCAAACCCAGTCGCCGTTCTGGTCTTGGGTGACCAGCATGGGGGGAAGAACCGGATCTCCGCGTTCCGCGACGCGTTTGACGTGCGCGAGACGCCCTCGGAAGCGGACGACGCCGACGTAAGCGGGTTTGAAGACGGGCAGTCTTTCCGGGGGGTTTTCTTGGTAGTACCCGTAGTCTATTCTATCGTATCCGCGGCACCTGCGCGTGCCTGCCGTAGGAACTTGTGTAGTCGCAAGAATTTTTTCATGCCTTTGTGGAACACGGCCGGTTGCAGACGGAACGGTACGCCGTCGATGTAGTAGACGTTGGCGCGGATGGGATCTCCCTTGGCCGCCTTGAAGTGGGTCTTGGCATCGTTTTGGCTGAGCGTCTTAACCAACGGCGTGTCTTCCGGTCCGAGCAGAGTGTTTTCTAGGGGAGGCGGGGAGTACGCGGCACGGGAAGAGGAGGAGGCAGACGACGAGAGGCTCATCGCATGCGAGGAGGCGCGTGCCGAGCGACGAGGAGTTCCTGTTCTCGGTCTCTCAGGACCCGACGCAGGTTGTCCGTGATGGCCTCGTTGGTGCTGATGGCCACGATGCCCCGGAATTTGATGCGAAAACTGATGTCGATGGAGTCGATGAACTCTTCGCTGAGATTGAGTTGTTTGAGGACCTCTTCGATGTCACCGGAACGGTCTCTGTATTGAATATCGGAGAGAAATAAGTGTTGGTCTGCTTCGTCCATGCCTTCGAACTGCCCCGTGCGCTCTATCATCATGAGAAAATCGCGCAGGATGCGGTTCCACAGGGTTTCGAAAATGGTCGCGGGGTTAGATTGTTCGCTCCAGATGCGTTTGAAAATAGGCTCTGCGTTGACGTCCCACCCCACGATCAGTACCTGCAGGGTGGTGACGTCTACGTACCGCCGGAACTCGCGGTTCGCGACGAAGTGCGAGTAAAGATAGTAGAGCGTGGAGGCGACGTGTTCCGCGAGGAAAAAGTAGAGCACCCACTTTCTAAGAAACGATTCGGTGACGAGCGCCACGTCGGCGTCTCGCGTTTGTAGGAGCAGTCGGTAAAAGCTATCCGTGAATCGGAACAGCTCGTGTCTGCGGGCGGCGCCGGAGAGTTCGTTTTGCAGGGCGTCAATGGCTTCCAGCACGGTGCGGATGACTTCGTCGAGCAGCGTTTCTTCTTCCTCTTCTTCGGGGGGCATTTCTTCCTCCTCTTCTTCTGGGAAGGCTTCTTCTTCGGGAGGGGCCGGGGGCGGAACGACGCGTCTCCGTCTGATCGTTCGCGGAAGACGATCGACGAATTCGCGTACGGCTCTCCGCCTGATGCGCCTGACTTGCGAGGCGGTGATGGCTCGCCCTTGTCTGTCCCTGGGTCGTAGCCCGCGTCTGTCGGGGACGCGTCTGTTGCGGAGGACGATGGCGCCGCCCGAGAAGGGATCGCCTCCGTCCCCGCCACCGCCGGCGCGCCCCGCGTACCCTCTGCCCGAGGCCAGAGTGCTAACGAAACATCTCGCCATGGTCTCCGCAGGTTCCTCGGCGTTCACTCTCGGATCGAGTGCCGCTTGTCGGATCAAACTCTGCGTGTCTAGATCGGCGAACGCCGCTTCGAAGAGCGTGAGCCAGTTTTCTTCGGCGAACACATCGGATCCAGGTAAGAACCTATACGTGTTTTCCGTATTAAAATGTTCGCGCGCGTAACAGAATAAATAGTGGCACAGAGCGACTCGCAAACGCCGTATCGCTTCCAATAAGGTCGCGTCGTCTCTCGACGCCGCACGCATGATAATGTCGTTTTGCAAACCTCCCGCGCCGCTACCCGAGAGGTGGCTTCGCGCAGCAGCGAGCGCGGCGTCCCCGTCCTTCCCGACGCCCACGACCTCCCCGGAGCGCGCGACGTCGAACCCTCTGCCTCGCAGATGAACGTGCGCCATGTCGGAGGCGATTCTGTCCATAAGCACGGCGTTGTGCATCTGCTGAAAGCTGTCGTGAAAGTTTTCGAGGTCCAGGAACCTCATGTACGCGCCTACGTTGACGGAGTACGAGCAGTCGGTGAGGCACGTCCAGAAAAGCCTCCTGGGTCGCTGCGCGGGCGGACTTTCGTAGCCGAGTTGCATGAAGACGCGATTTTCGAAAAAGTAATCGTTGAGCGCGCGGTGCATGTACTGGTAGCCGAGCAGGAGGTGCGGCGGAGGCAGTCGGTGATACGGGTATCCCGCGACGTTGGGTCCGTTCGGGCTGAGGTCCCTGAGCTGCATCAATCTGTAGTCGTAGAGTCGGCTGACGAGAAAGACGCTGTTGGGGTGTACCAGCGCCGGCTGATTCCTGACCATGGGAAAGTCGGACGCGATAACGGGTTGACAAAATCGAACGGTGTTTAAGCTTTGACCGGTGAGCTCCGCGAAGACTCTGTAAGCCTGAAATTGAGCCCTGACGTTTTTAGAGGAGGGCCTGTTCCCAACCGAGAGACGCCATGCACCCGGTACTCCAAAACGTTCGGAACGCGAGCGCGGGCGCCGGCGGGGAAGGACCACACCGTCACCAGCATCAGCAGCAACACGTGCAACGCCACCACCAGCAACAGCAACGGCACCGACAGCAGCTTCCGCAAGCGGCGCCGACGCGAAACCGCGTCCGCCCTCCCACCCCTCCGCAGTACCCGGCGCAGCACGCGCTGCCCTCGTCCGCTTCCGCGGACGGCTTCGCGTCCGACGGCGGCGAGGACCTAGGTCCTCCCGTTTGCGGGCTGGCGGCGGGAGCGGACGTAGACGAGATTCGAATGCGAAAGCGGGAAAGCGGTCGCCGCGGAGCGATTCCCGAGACGAATTTGTTTAAGGCGAGCAGAGAGGCGGTCCCGCAAAACGATTACGATAGGGAGGCGATGTACCGGTCGGGGCAGGCGATCAGCGTTAACCGGGGTCGCGTGCTGACCGCCGACGACTTCGCGTACGATGAGGGACAGGACCCGTCGTTCACGCCGGGTGCGAATCACTTGCGCGCGGCCGAGCTTGAAACGCCCGGCCGAGCAGACCGCGTTCGGGAAGAGCTGCGCAACAGCTGCCACCAAACGCGTTTGCGTACGGCGTTGACCCGTCCCGAGCTGCCCGCGGGGATCTACTACCTGTACGACTTCGTGCAGACGTACGTCGATCATCCCGACGGGCGAGTTAAGTTAAACCCGCAGCTGGTTTTAGTGGCACAGCACGCGGGCAATACCATGCTCGCCCAACGGTTGTGGTCGATAGCGGAGGATAAGAACGCGTGGTTGCGTGACCTGATCGAGATGGCGTACATGATCGTGAACGATCCTTACTTGAGCACCGAGCAGCAATTGTCGGCGATATGCACGACCGTGGTGGAGTTGAGCATGAAATACGCTAAGATCGCGGCGACGAACGGTTATCCGTCGATGGCGCAGATGGCTAAGGCGCAAGAATTCTTTTACCGCGTGATGGAAGCCGTGTTAGACTTGGGAGTTCAGGTTGGGGTGTACAACAACCGTCCGGTGCGGTTCCGTCAGAAGCGCATCGGCGAGATCCCTCAGATGTCTGACGCGGACTACATGTTCGGTTTGACCCAGGCGCTCGAGAACAGGCCTCCTCAGGGCGAACTTTTCCCGTCGGACGAGGGAGAATCCAGCGGCGGCGAGGCGGAGGAGGACGGCTACGATGACGACTACTGAGTCGTTTATGCTTTTGGCCCCTCTGGGTCGCGAGGAAGTGGCGGACGCCTTAAGCTCGTGCCGGACGGGCCGACGGCGCGTTCGCTTTCGCCATGCTCCGTACTCGAACCGTTTGCTTAAGTTGCAAACGGCGATGGTTCCGCCGAAGATAGACGGTACTTCGGAACGCGTGGCCGAAGTGGTTAGGGGTTTGGCCGAGCAGGGCGCCATTTATCCGGACCAGATGGGGGCCATACATTCCGATCTGCTAAACCGCGCGTACACGTGGAACTCGATGGGAGTGCAAGAGAGCATCCAGGCCTTGGTGAACGACGTGATTCACGGGCAGAACAAGGCGCTGCAAGACGAGCTTTCCCGTACCCGCGAGATCGCGAACGCGTCGCTCTTGACCCAATTTTTCGATAGCATTTACAAAACGGTGGACAGGGGCCAGCGTAACTTTGAGGGATTTAAAAAGCTGCTGCGGCTTTTCGTTAACAACGTCCCTAACGCGGAGGTGTACGGCTCGGGGGGTTCGTTCAGCATGCAGATCAACCTCGGAGGCACGAGCCAGAACATCAATTTGACTAACGCGTTCGAAAACTTAAAGGACATATGGGGAGCGCGTTGGGACGCGGTAAACAATCCCCGGATAGGAGCGCTGCTCACGCCCAACACCCGGGCGTTACTGTTTTTCGTGAGCGCCTTCTACGATTACGGGGCTATGGAGCCCGGCAGTTACCTGGATAACATTCTGAGATTGTACAAAGAGGCCATTAGGGCGGACATAGACGCGGAGGGAGACGCCGTGATGGAGTTGGGCGAAGCGGGAGCCAACCTAAATCTGCAGTTCAACGAGTACAAGGATACCCTGAACTACCTGCTTCAGAACAGACAGTCGGTGCCGGATACGGCGCCGCTCGAATTGAGCGAAGAGCAGGAAATGCTTTTCCGCTATCTGATGCGTCAACTAAGGCAAGCGCTGAAGGACAGGATTCCTTCGGACGTTTCCGTGAGCACGATGGCCCAATACGTGGACCCGCGCCTTTATCAGACGAATAAGGTGTTTATCGAAAAGCTTCAAAACTACCTGTTGGCCGCGCACGCCCGCAATCCCCATTACTTTAGATCGATCGTGATGGATCGAGACTGGCGTCCTCCCGCCGGGCTCTACACGGGTAACTACGTCATACCGGAACGCCTGCCGTTCGATTATTACGACGGCGACAGCGTAGTCGGAGGCCCGTCGCGAGACGAGTACTTCGAGGAGTATCCCTACGCGAGCAAACCGTACAAAAAGATGAGCGGTCGGGAGAGGGCCGACTACCAGGAGCAGCTGGATAACTTAACCACGCAGATAGATCAGGCTTTGGGCGTGCAATCGGAGGCCGGATGGTTAGCCGATCACCGCTTGCCCCAAGCGTTCGATGGTGCTTTGAGTCTAGCGGATCTGGCGGCGATCCCGTTACCCGCCAGTCCCTCCGATCAATCGATGGCTTCGAGCCGGCGTAGCTCCCTGTCGAGCGTAGGCGACATGATGTCGCGCCTGAACTTATCGGGGCGAGGGGGAGCGGGATTTTTTGCGAGCCTCAGACCGACCTTAGGAAGCCCTAGACCTTCTAGCAGCGCCAGACCTAGCGGATTAGCGTTGGGCCTGAGGGGCACGGGTCCTGCGCGCGCTTACAGAACGCCTCGCGTCGGCGGCATGTCAGGCTCCGGATTGGCTAGAAGGGCTTTGGCGACGCGGTCTATGCGCGACGGGAAAAGGCTGCGGTTTTACTAGCGTAGATGCGTAGAAACGGAAGACGAAGAAGGAAGAATGCGCGAGGTGTAACGAGGGAACTTACCGCCATTTCTAGAGCGATGCTTGGTCACCACGACTTTGGTTTCCGCGAAGCGGCGTTGAACCGGGGTTCCTCTTCCTCCTTCGCGACGTCGATGCCGGCCGCTCCTCCTCCTTCGCCTGTGTCGGGCGTGCCCCCTGCGATGGCTCCTCAACGCTACCCGGCGACGGTGCACGGATACCCTCCGGTGATTCCGCCACTAGACTCGGCCGCGGACGACACGTCCGAACTGTTCGTTCCGGTGCAGAGGGTGATGGCGCCTACGGGTGGAAGGAACAGCATAAAGTACCGCGATTACGCGCCCTGTCAAAACACTACCAAATTGTTCTACGTGGACAATAAACTGAGCGACATCGACACGTTCAACCCCGAGGCGAATCACAGCAATTTCCGAACCACCGTGATCCATAATCAGGATCTTGATCCGGCTACGGCGGCGACCGAGACCATCCAGCTGGACAATCGATCCTGCTGGGGCGGGGAATTGAAAACCGCCGTGAAAACCAATTGCCCGAACGTCAGTTCGTTTTTCCAAAGCAATACGGTGCGAGTAAAGTTGATGAGTTACCGCGATCCGGTGCCTCCAGGCACGGCAGCTCCCACGAGCCCCGAGCCCTACGCTCCAGCCGGTGCTCAGTACAAGTGGTACGACCTAACGATTCCCGAAGGCAATTACGCCTTACACGAGATCATCGACCTGCTGAACGAGGGAGTCGTGCAAATTTATTTAAAAGAGGGACGGCAAAACAACGTGCTGCGCTCCGACATCGGCGTAAAATTCGATACGCGTTACTTTAACCTGCTTCAGGACCCGGTGACGGGTCTGGTCACGCCGGGCACGTACGTGTATAAGGGCTACCATCCGGACGTGGTACTGCTGCCCGGATGCGCGGTAGACTTTACTTACAGTCGACTAAGTTTAATGTTAGGCATAGCGAAACGCGAACCGTATTCGAAAGGGTTTCTCATTACTTACGAAGATCTCGAGGGGGGTAACGTGCCCGCACTGCTAGACGTGGAATCCGCGCAGATGACCGGCGTCGATCAAGACGTGATCGAGCTGGCGGACGCGAAGCCCTTGTTAAAGGACTCGAAGGGCGTGTCCTATAACGTCATTTACGACTCTAACAACCGTCCCGTGACCGCTTATCGGTCTTGGCTTATCGCGTACAACCAATCGGGTTCTACGGCAAACGAAACGACCTTATTGACCGTTCCCGACGTGGGCGGAGGCATAGGAGCTATGTACACATCTATGCCGGATACGTTTGTGGCGCCTACCGGGTTCAAGGAAGATAACACGACGAACCTTGCCCCGGTGGTGGGCATGAACCTGTTCCCCGCCCTCAATAAAGTTTATTACCAGGGCGCGTCCACTTACGTGCAACAACTGGAAAATTCCTGTCAGTCGGCCACGGCCGCCTTTAACCGGTTTCCAGAGAACGAAATTCTTAAGCAAGCTCCCCCTATTAACGTGTCAGCCGTGTGTGATAACCAACCCGCCGTCGTTCAGCAGGGGGTGCTCCCGTTGAAGAATTCTTTGGCCGGCTTGCAACGTGTGCTCATTACGGACGACCAACGTCGACCTATACCCTACGTATATAAGTCCCTGGCTACGGTTCAACCTCGCGTGTTGAGCAGCTCCACTTTACAATAAAACACTCAAAAATCCAAAATCGTCGCCGATCGCTGAAAACCATGTCCATTCTGATCTCTCCCAACGACAACAGAGGTTGGGGCATGCGTCGCCGCTCGTCTATGCGTGGGGTCGGGATTCGTCGTCGACGGTTGACGCTGCGTACCCTGCTCGGGCTGGGTACCAGCAGCCGACGGAGAAGCGGCGGTCGGTCCAGCAGACGCCGTTCCCGCCCCGCTTCTACCACTACTCGCGTAATGCTGGTACGTACCAGCCCGAAGAAGGAGACGTTAACGCGCGAGGTCGACTGGAAAACGCAGATGGAAGGAGGAGGAATGAAAAATTGAAGGAGGAGGAGGACGAGGACCCGCCGTTCATTTTTCTTGACTGTTGTTTTAACACTCGTAATCGGCTGTTACGCGAGAGGCTTGTAAATAAATGGAGAGAAAATTTGCGCAACGGAATGAGAAAAGACTACTGATTTGCCTGTACCGTCGCTGTACTACGCAGGAAGCGTCGCCAACATCATGCCGGCAGTAGTGCTTACGGGCGGGCGAACAGCTAGAGCTAATCGGAGGGCGTCAACCGCTTCCCGCCGAAGACTCCCTGCTTCCAAGCTACGGGCCACCCGTCGAACGCGCCGCTCAGTCAACGGTAGTAAGAAAAAGCGTTCGCCGAACGTGGCTGTGGCGGTACCGTCGCCCACTACGGCCTCCGCTGCCGAGCGAGCCGCGCTGCAGAACTTAGCTACGCGGTTACAGCGAGGGCAGTTTACGGCTTGGCGTTCGGCGAACTACCCCGCCCCTGCGGCCTCCGAGGCCGCCCTGGCCGCTGCTCAAAGCGGCGCACCCGCTACGGCCAGGGACATGACGACCGGAACGACCGCTACGGCGGTTCCCGTTTCAGGTGCCGGGATCGCGTGTTCAACGAGGAGAAGGAGAAACGGTGTTAGCGGCGGTAGAACGCGTCGCCGGGGAAAACAGCTGAAAGGGGGAATTTTACCCGCTCTCATACCCATCATCGCGGCCGCTATCGGGGCGATTCCCGGAATCGCCGGCACGGCCGTCGGCATTGCCAGTTTGAAAGAACAACAGAGACAGTTCAATAAGATGTACAATCAGAAGTAAGAGAGAGAAAAGAAAAAAACCGCGGGTGCCGGTGCTGTCTAAAAGGCCGTTTTCAATAAAAATTTTTATAGAACCGCTGTCGCCGCCGTCGTTTGCCGTTTGTCGTCGTCGTCGTCGTGAGCAGTTGTCATGGATTACGCCGCGCTTTCTCCGCACGTCGGTGGTTGGGCCCTGCGAGACGGATACCTCGGAGACTCTAGCCTGCGAGGGGGTGCTATCAATTGGTCGAACGTGGGCTCTCGTCTCTCGAGCGCTCTCGGCACGGCCGGGCGATGGATGTTTAACCAGGGAAATCGCTTTCTCAATTCCAACACGTTCGGCCAGATCAAGCAGGGCTTTAAGGACAGCGGAGTGATCCGTAACGTCGCAAACCTGGCCGGGGAAACCCTAGGCGCTCTTACCGACATAGGTCGGTTGAAAATACAACAAGATCTAGAGAAGCTTCGCCGTAAAGCCCTGGGAGAGGACGGACCCGCCACTCAAGCCGAGTTACAGGCATTGATCCAGGCGTTGCAAGCCCAAGTCGCCGCGGGGGAATCCGTTCCCACTACCGCTCCTACGGTAGGGCCTTCGGCTCCCGCCGAAGTGCCTCGACCGACAACACGCCCCATCCCCGAGATGGTCACGGAGGTGAGGCCTCCCGTGACGTCCTCGGCTCCCGCGGTGCCCGAAACGGACCGGCCGACGACCCTCGAAATGCGTCCTCCGCCCGCGAAGAGGAGGAGAAAGAGGCCAGCCCCCGGATCGTGGCGTACTCGCCTAAACAGCCTTTCGGGAAACGGGGTCGCAGTTAGCCGCCGTCGCATGTGTTATTGACCTCTCGATAAAAAAGCGTGGAGATGAAAAAGGCATTAAATCGTATCTATCGGATTACCAAAAATTTAGCATGTCGCCGTTTTTTTAGGTCGATCCGCCGTCGGCTGCCGCTATGGCCGCGTTTACACCCGACCTGACCACCGCGACCCCGCGGCTGCAGTACTTTCACATCGCCGGTCCGAGCACCCGGGAATACCTGTCCGAGGACCTTCAGCAGTTTATCGCGGCGACTGGAAGCTACTTTGAACTGAAAAACAAGTTCAGGCAGACGGTAGTCGCGCCCACTCGCAATGTCACCACCGAAAAGGCTCAGAGGCTTCAGATCAGGTTTTACCCGACGCAGACCGACGACACGCCCAACAGTTACCGCGTGCGGTACAGTTTAAACGTGGGCGACAGTTGGGTTCTGGACATGGGAGCCACCTACTTCGACATCAAGGGCGTTCTAGACAGAGGACCTTCTTTTAAACCATACGGAGGAACCGCATACAATCCCCTCGCGCCCCGCGAAGCCTTTTTCAACAATTGGCTTGAGTCAGAGCCGAACAAGACCGTCATTACGGGGTTAATGACCACCCCCTACCGAAACGACCAGGGGAACAAGACCAATACTGCTGACGTAGTTAATAGCGTGTCGGGAGTTTATCCGAACCCCAATCTCGGACCCTGCATCAGCGAGATGGGAGCACTGGATGATGCAACTGCTGACCTTGTCGGCTTTGCGGGACGGTTTGCGAAAGTTACAAACGAGAATACGCGTTTGGCATACGGAGCGTATGTGAAACCGTTGAAAAACGATGGTTCGCAGTCATTAAACCCCACTCCTTACTGGGTAATGGACAAGACTGACGCCAAGTATCTGGGCGTGATGGCCGTGGAAGAATTCAGCACCAGTCTCACCTATCCGGACAGCTTGTTAATCCCTCCGCCCTCGGACTACTCAACCGTTAACACGGGCGCAATGAAAGCAAACCGTCCTAACTACATCGGTTTCAGAGATAACTTCATTAATTTGCTATATCATGATACGGGCGTGTGCTCAGGTACTCTCAATTCCGAACGCTCCGGAATGAACGTTGTCGTAGAACTTCAGGACAGAAATACCGAGCTAAGCTATCAATACATGTTAGCTGACATGATGTCGCGGCATCACTACTACGCTCTGTGGAACCAGGCGGTAGATCAGTACGACCACGACGTTAGGGTGTTCAATAACGATGGCTACGAAGAAGGAGTACCAACGTACGCGTTCTCTCCCGAGGGCACGGGATATGGCGCTAATCCTAATTCTAACCTGTCGTTTGCTGACGTGAAAGTGCATCAAAACGGGGCGGGCGACAAAGGAAACGAGATTAACACGGGAGGTGCAACTTACTCTACATACTTAACCGTGGGAAGTGTGCCATCTTATGAAATCGATCTTGCTGCTTCTCAGCGGCGAAACTTCATAGTGTCCAATATTGCCGATTACCTGCCCGATAAGTACAAGTACAATATTGATGGTTTTAATCCCGAGACGGGTAACGTAGACCCTACTACATACGAATACATGAACCGCAGGGTTCCACTTACCAATGTAGTAGATCTATTTACAACTATCGGCGCCAGATGGTCTATAGACCAGATGGACAACGTGAACCCATTCAATCACCATAGAAACTGGGGTCTGAAGTATAGGTCGCAATTGCTCGGTAACAGTAGATATTGCAGATTCCACATTCAGGTTCCACAGAAATATTTTGCTATTAAGAACCTGTTGCTTCTCCCCGGAACTTACACCTATGAATGGGTGCTGAGAAAGGACCCCAATATGATTCTACAGTCCAGCTTGGGGAACGATCTGAGAGCCGACGGAGCCTCTATTGTATACTCTGAGGTGAACCTAATGGCGAACTTTATGCCTATGGATCACAATACTAGTAACCAGTTGGAATTGATGATGAGAAACGCTACCAACGATCAAACGTTCGCAGACTACCTGGGAGCTAAGAATGCGCTTTACCAGGTTCCAGCCGGCTCCACTGCACTTACTATTAATATTCCAGCGCGTACATGGGAGGGGATGAGGGGTTGGTCTTTTACACGTGTCAAAGCCTCTGAGACACCTCAAATCGGTGCTCAATATGATATCAACTTCAAGTACTCCGGTTCTATTCCGTACTCGGATGGTACCTTTTATCTCACGCACACGTTCAGGAACATGAGTGTATTGTTCGATACGTCTATCAACTGGCCCGGCAATGATCGGCTTCTGGCACCCAATCTATTCGAAATCAAACGTAACGTCAGCATAAATGCCGAAGGATTCACCATGTCCCAGTGCAATATCACTAAGGACTGGTATCTTATCCAGATGGCGACCAACTACAATTATGTATTTAACGGCTACAGGTTCTGGCCCGACAGGCAATATTTCCACTACGATTTTCTGCGAAACTTTGACCCCATGACCTGTCAGGGACCTAACTTCCAAGATCAAACTTTATTTGATCTCATGAGTTACGATCCAGTGCAGACTCCCGGAGCCGTTCAGACCAACCAAGACGCTATCCGTAACAATTCCGGTTACACGGCTCCTCGCAGCTGGCCGGTATACGGAGCACAACAGGGAGAATCGTGGCCCGCGAATTGGCCGTATCCGCTTATCGGTGACAGCTCACTCAATCCTACCCAGATAGTAAATTACAAAAAGTTTTTGTGTGATAATTACCTGTGGACCGTTCCGTTCAGCTCGGACTTCATGTACATGGGTGAATTGACCGACTTAGGGCAAAATCCCATGTATACTAACAACTCTCACAGCATGGTCATAAATTTCGAACTGGATCCTATGGACGAAAATACTTATGTATATATGCTTTATGGTGTGTTCGATATGGTAAGAGTTAATCAACCCGAACGGAACGTGCTCGCCATGGCTTACTTCCGTACGCCTTTCGCTACAGGCAACGCGGTGTAAAAAAACTGATTAAAAAATGTCCGGGACCACGGAAAGCCAGCTGAATCAACTAGTCGGGGCCATGCACCTCCGCCATCGATTCCTGGGCGTCTTCGACAAAACTTTTCCCGGGTTCCTCGATCCCAACCGCCCTGCCTCGGCCATCGTGAATACCGGGTCTAGAGCGACCGGAGGTATGCACTGGATAGCTTTCGCGTTCGATCCGATCGCGCGAAAATGCTACATGTTCGATCCCTTCGGTTGGTCGGATCGGGAACTGTGGAATTTGTACAAAGTGAAATATGACGCTTTTCTCAGAAGAACTGGATTAAGACAACCTGATAAATGTTTTGAACTCGTACGTTCCGTCGAAGCGGTTCAATGTCCGTGTTCGGCGGCGTGCGGACTTTTTAGCGCTCTTTTTATTGCTTCGTTTGATCGCTACCACACCCGTCCGATGGATGGTAATCCCATCATCGATACGGTCGTCGGCGTAAAACACTCCGACATGTACAAACCCGAATTCCAGAGCATTTTGCACCGGAACCAGGAGCGAATGTATTTCTGGTTTATGAAAAACAACTCTTTTTTTCGCGCACACGAATCGGAACTGAAACGCGAAACGGCCATCAACAGCGTTCCCGAAAACCATTAAGACATTACACTCTTGTAAATTTCTATATCTGTATTTTTTATTTTCGCATTCGCGACAATAAACTACATTTATTTTCGAGACCGCGTGCGATTATTGCTCTCGTCCGCGCCCGTTATGCGAACGGGTCGCCTGTTTCAACGGGTTTAACCGGAGCGATGACCTCGGTTTTAAACCCGAAACGCTCGTGCCAACGGAATTCGGGAACGTGAGTCGGCGCTTGAACGCCCATGGCGTTCAACACTAATTCCGTGGCAAAAACGTAAGCGTGGCGTAGATCCATCGCGGAAAGCCGCCAAGCGCAGGTTTTATCGGAGGTCTTGCGACCGGAGCGAGAGGTGGGACCATCCGTGCCCGAGGGAGATTGCGGATTGCAGCACGTGTACACCATGGTATGCGGGTACTTCTTGTGCGCCTTCATATCGGGACGCGAGCGAGCGGTATCGGAAGCGATATCGTCGGTGCCGCTCAGCTTGTATGGGATCATGCGACAAACCTGACGCCCGCTGATGGGACCTTGAACGGCGTAATTACAATTACAGTTGGTCGATATCAGAATATGCTCTTCGGCACGGCGTTTTTCCGCATTTGGATAGAGAGCCTTGGTCCACTCTAAGTCGTGTCTCATGGCGCTCACCGCTTTCGCGGCATCCGAGAAGGCCATGCCGCAGCTTCCAATCACGTGAGGGTACGGGAAACCAGAGTGGTCGGCGTCCCTGGAGCACACGGCGTTACGGTCGAACCGCAAGACGACCACTTGTTTACCGAAGCGGTTCTTCTCGATTTGACCGTTTTGCTCCGCAATGGCTCTCTTTCCCGCTTCGCTAGTAGGGTTGAGCTCGACGGTGCGCGGCTTCAAGAACATGGCATTACCATGCAAGCATTTGGGGGTGGTGTTGGTGGTGGCTTCCCATCCGTGTCGCCATACGTGCGCTCCTTCCGGAACGAACTTCGGTTCGAGCTCCGCCATTCCGTACACCATGGCCGCCAGAAAACGGCCAACTTGGTTGTGGAAGGAGTCGAAACTCGAGAAGGTAAGTCTAAACTCAGGATGCCTCTTGCGCACGAATGTACCTCCAATCCTGGTCCAAATGGCATCGTCGGGGCGAATAGTGGAACCCTGCCACCGGACATCGAGTCGGTCGCAAATCGTTGTCAGAATCTTCATGGCCTTCTGCGCACCGTACTCTACGGGATCGCTTAACGGCCTTTCTAATTCTTCATCCGATTCAACGTCGAGTTCGGATTTCTTTTCGTCGACTTCTTCCCGTTCCTGCGTTTCCTTGCGGGCTTTTTTGCTGGGCGCGGCACCCCGAGACTTAGCGCTCCTCTTCTTTTTCGAGTCCACCATCGCTGGTTCAGCGTTCTCATGATCGTCGCTAGACGCCATCTTTTTGGAGGTAGTTTTAGGCGCGGAATCCTTTACCATGCCGCTACGATCGGTTTCTCCTTCTTCCTCTTCTTCGTCCTCACCCGGTGAGCTCTCTTCAGAACTGGAGAATACTTCCTCGACTTCCAGCCTCCTCTTTTGTACCTTGACGGGATGACCTATTGGTTGAACGAAACCGTTTTACGACGACGTCACAGACCCCTCCCATAGCCCCCAGCGCGGTATAAAAGTAGATTTCCGGGTCGGTACGACCACTCTTATGCCATCGAGGGAGGCTGCAGGAGCCCGTACCTCGGCGATCCGACGGTGGAAGTGTCTCCTTCGGTAGCGGTGCTTCCTGCAGCGGCCTCGTCTTTGGTTGGCTCCAATCCGATTCCGAGTCGTCCGAATTGGGCATCGGAGTCTTTTCCCTGGCTCCGAATACCTGTCGAATCTCCTCGTCGTCTTCGTCCGAGCTCACTACCCAAAGATCGCGGTCTGCTGCCTCCGCCATCACGGTTCTTCCTCCGGCTCCTCCTAGAGAGTTCAGATCGAGGGAAGGAGAGAAAACGGCATCATGCAAACGGCTCGCGAAGGGAAGGCCACGGTCATTCTGAATCTCGTCATCAATACCGCGAAGGAAAAAATCGGTTGGCAGCGCTTCGTGGACGCGATCCAACGGTACGTGGCCGAAGCTTATGGTGCTTTCTTGGCGCTCGACCCAGAGGCGGCACCACCTAGACGCGAATCCGACCACGCGGTGCGAGTTCTTATCGATGCTTTAGGGGAGGAGAGAGCAGTTTTAGCTGCTTATCGCGTGGCGGAGGAGTTATTAGAAGATAAGGAGATGCCAAAAGAAAGCCAAGACAAAGAACCTTTGTCTGAAAATGAGGAACTTGCGCATTCTTTCGCGGAAAGTACCGTTTCTCCGCATTCTTTTGCGGAAAGTACCGCGACGGGTGATATAAACGTACCCGATGACGAGAGTTCAGTCGCCTCACAAACTTACTCGGGAGAGGAACGGGACGAGTCTGAGTGCGACTCGGACGAAGAAGAAAACGACAAGGAGGCGAACGAAGTCGAAGCAGACGAGGCAGAAGAGCAGGAGGAGGAGGAGGAGGAGGAGGAGGAGGACGAAGAAGATGACTCTAGCCCCTCCACCGTGCTGGAAAACGAGCGAATACAAGAAAACGGGGAACCCGACCACAATCCCAATGGAGACGAGGGAGGAGCTGATTCTGATGCGGATAGCGGATACTATTCGGCGGACGCGGGACGATTGGGATCGTTACTTTCGGACTCAGAACACGAAAACGACACCACTGAACGGCAAGTGGAAGTGGGTATCGAGGACGAGTCTCCTACTGGTCACCATCCACTTGGGACTCCTGATTCCGATCGCGATCATCAGGAGCAAGAAACTTCTATAGAGACGAAACATGTAGATCCCGTTTCTACTTTTAAAAAGTGCTTCGAACGCCAAGCTGCTCTGCTTACCGGCGCCCTTAAGATTCCTTGCCTGCTGAGGACGCCGACGAACCCGTCTCCGTATCCGCTTGTGCAGTACCAGCTAGAGAGATTCGTATTCAATCCCGACCCAAGGGTCCCTCCCGAACACCGCGAAGTGCGCTACAATTTCTACCCTCCTTTCATGCGTCCAAAAGCTATCGCTAATTATCACATTTTCGCCGTTACCGCCCCCATCCCTGCTAGCTGCAAAGCAAACAGAAGCGGGAGCAAATTACTAGAGTCCTGCCGACAAACGGCAACGTTTAAGCGCTTACCTCGGTGGCGGATCAACGTTCAATTCGATGACGGGCTCGGAGAAGAGGTGATTCCTGTAACAGAGCTATCAGATGCAAAGTTAGTTCCTTTGCAAGAAGACATTTCGAGATTGCAGTGGGCCAAAATGAGAGGTGAACATATTCGGTTCTTTAGCTATCCCTCTTTACACATGCCTCCTAAAATTTCACGCATGCTCATGGAAACCTTGCTACAACCATTTGCCGATGAAAACGATAAAGGCGAAGGACCAAAACCGTGCGTGAGTGATGAGGAACTGCGTTATATCGTAGATCCGGACGGCAAAATGCGCGGGGAAGAACTCTATAAAGCTATGCAGCGGAGACGAACCATTGTTACCATGGCAGTTCGTTTTACCGCGCTTCTGGAACTCATGGAACGCGTCCTCAGGGAGCCTTCTTCGGTCAAAAAAGCACAAGAGGTGCTCCATCATACTTTACACCACGGATTTGTCGCTCAAGTACGCGAAACGGCTAAAGTTAATCTGAGTAATTACGCGACGTACCACGGAATCACCTATAACGACCCTCTAAACAACTGCACTGTCGCCAAGCTCTTTGAAGGTCGGGACAAGGAAGATTATGTGCTCGACAGCATTTACTTATTTTTAGTCTTGAATTGGCAAACCGCGATGGGCATGTGGCAACAAGCCATAGACGACACCACAATTCAAATTTACACCGAAGCTTTTACGCGCCAACGGAGAGCCATTTACGCGCTGACTAGCGTCACCGAGGTGTCCAAAGCCATAGTCGATCTTCTCATGGACGGGGACCGGTTAACCGAAGAAATGCGCAAAGCTCTGCCTAACTTTATTACGCAGAGCCAGTTGTCTGACTTTAGACACTTCCTAACGGAAAGATCTAACGTTCCTACGATGGCAGCACCCTTCTATCCCTCTGACTTTATTCCGCTAGCCTTCCGCCAAAGCGCACCTCTCTTGTGGGATCACGTCTATCTGCTTCAAGCGGCTTACTTCCTCATGAATCACGGCGGATACCTATGGGAACCCTCCGAGAGCGATGCGGAATCTCCGCAATTTAGAGCTTACTGTCCCTGCAATCTGTGCAGCCCTCATCGAATGTTAGCAGACAACGTGGCTCTGCACAACGAAGTCCTCGCCATCGGTACCTTTGAGATCAGAAGCGCGGATGGTAAAACTTTTAAACTTACCCCGGAACTATGGGCAAATGCCTACCTAGATAAATTCGTGGCCGATGACTTCCACCCGTTTACCGTTTTTCACTATTCCGAAAACCGCTCATCTTTTGGCAAAAACTATACCGCTTGCGTCACGGAGAGCCCCGAAATCCTATCGCTGATTCGCCAGATACAGGCCTCCAGGGAGGAGTTTCTGCTCACCCGGGGCAAAGGAGTCTACAAAGACCCACAAACCGGGGAAACGCTAGCCACTTCGGCGGCGAGCGTCGGCGAGGCTCGACCTGGAGCTGCCAGGGGGTGCGTCTTTACCGTCCGCTCCCACCGGTGCCAGCGGAGGAACTCCAGCGCCGCAAAAGCCTCCTAGGGCTATACGGGCTGCCGATCAGATCATCTCCGGAGACTCGCGACATACCAGGCGCGACTACGGGGAACCGTCTTTATCAATTCCATCCGACTGGCGATATGGCTCAGAGAATGCTCGACGAGAAGACCAGAGTAACCGAAGAGCCACCCCCGCCGTCGGAAGAGACCGACGCTCCCTTCCATACAGACGGGCTGTACGCGGCACGGGAAGCGATCGAGTCCGACGGCGAAACTCTAGGAAGCCAGGATACGGAGGAGGACCTGAGTACCATCTCGGAGGAGGAGGAAGAGGAGACTTACGAGGAAGCGGAGAAGGAGAATATACCTCCGTCGAGGGGGGCATCTCGAAAACGCCGCTCCGCATCCTCCCTAGAGAAGACTCTCCCGAGACCTCCGCTGAGAAAGAAATCCCGCAATAACGCTGACGAGGGTAATGCCCAAGGGCTTAGAAAACGTCGCCCTAGAGGTAACTATCGCAGCTGGGTCAGACACCGGGTGGCTATCTGTCAAGCTCTACGCGATGCGGTATTCGACCGCAAAATGGCTGCTGAAATTCTCAAAAGAGTGCACGGGTTGTTCGTGCCTCCTACTGTCTTAGGCTATTACGCTCGAAAACTCTTAGATCTTACCGACGAAGACTCTGATCGTCGGTCTCCCTTTTTTATGTTCTTAGTGTCCGACGATGCCGTAATCGACGAAGAGCCGGTTCCACCGCCTCTACCTCGTAAACGGCGCCGTAGGGCGAATAAGGAGGAACCGAACGCCTCTGAAACACAGCTTCCCGAACCCGTATCCCCAGCAGTATCTGATTTGAAAGCCGAAATATTGAATCTGCTCGTTGAAATCGAAAGTTTCGTCCGTAAAAACCCGTCGCGCCGCGTCTCGATTCGCAACCGTACCCGCGAGAGCATTACGCGCCAGCTGCACTACATGAAAAGTGAACAAAAACTCACCAAGCTTAAGACAGATGCGGAAAAAATCCTACACCTGTGGAGATCCCTTTCATAATCCCGCTTCTTTTATAGCCCTCCGCTGCGCTTCAACATCATGAACCTGCTCGACGCCACGCCTACCGAGTACGTGTGGAAATACAACCCGCTCTCAGGAATTCCCGCCGGCGCGCAACAGAATTACGGAGCGACCATAAACTGGGTGGTGCCCGGAGGCAATAGTTTCGCCTACGCAGCGGATGAGATAAGGCGAAACACCCTGAGCCCCGCCGTCACGCGAGCGATAACCGCGCGCTTCGAAGCTGAATCAGACCAGCAACCCTTCGCCAACCCCCGGGAAACCGCCTACATCACCGCTAACGTACTGGACTCTGGCTTTCCAAAGTCCGCGGTTTATCCCGTAGATCCTTCCGGAGTACAAAAAGTTCAGCTCGCTGGAGGCGCCGAGGGGCGTATGCAGCTCTCAGGCGGCCTCACTGAAGGTCGAGTGCAACTTTCGGGTGGTGTATTAGGACACGTGCCTCGCCGCAGTCGGCGAGGCGCCAGACCTCCTCGATGGTGCGGAACAGCCCTCGCGGGAAACGGACTACCAGAAGACGCCGAAATGGTTTCCGACACCTACAAGTATTTCCTCCGCACTCAAGGACCCAGCCAAGTGGTCTCAGAACCGGGCGTATACTCTCAACGGCAGTTTATGACAACCTTTTTACCCGCTGTTGTCCCACATCCCTTTGACAGTCCTAATCCTAACGATTTTCCTGCTCAATATAGTGCCATCTACAAGGGCACAAACGCTTATGAGGATGTATTTTGGGACTGGTAAGCCGGTCTTCACACTTACCCGCTGCTGTCGATGCTCAGTTTCGCAATAAAGTTCCTCCAATTCACGTTCGTTAAACGGTTCCCGTCTCGTCATTATTACCCGTTCGCCGCCGTCGCTCGCTATTCGCGCTCTAAAACGTCTTTTGAGCCAAAAGACGTAACCGGGGTTCAGGGGTTGCGTAAATCTAACGATCGCCTGATCGTTGATTTTCAACCAATATTTTTTAGGAGCATCCACTTGCGCCTCCGACATGGCGAAATCGACTCCTTTCGCGTTCTCCATGGGGCAGCACTCCAGCCGAAAACGTCCCGCGGACAGCGAAAACACGCAAAATGCATCAAAAGTCGCCAAAACGCAGACTTCTGCCACGCGCGCCGGTGTCGACGGAAATGACGACCTAAACCTGGTGTACCCCTTTTGGCTCCAAAACAGCACTTCGGGGGGCGGAGGAGGAGGAAGCGGCGGAAACCCCTCCCTAAACCCCCCTTTTATCGACCCTAACGGACCCCTCTATGTTCAAAACAGTCTCCTTTATGTCAAAACTACTGCACCTATCGAGGTTGAAAACAAGTCACTCGCCCTAGCTTATGACTCCTCACTGGCTGTGGACGCTCAAAATCAGCTGCAAGTGAAGGTAGATACCGAGGGTCCCATCAGGATTTCCCCAGATGGACTCGATATTGCTGTCGACCCATCGACGTTGGAGGTTGATGACGAATGGGAATTGGCAGTTAAATTAGATCCAAACGGACCTCTTACCGCTTCATCAGCGGGAATCAATATAAACGTAGACGATACCCTTCTTATAGAAGATGACGATGCTAATCAAGCAAAGGAGTTAGGCGTTCATCTCAATCCTAACGGGCCTATTACTGCCGACCGAGACGGATTAGACTTAGAAATTGATTCACAAACCATGGTTGTCAAGGACAGCGGAACGTCCGGCGGCGTACTCGGTGTATTATTAAAACCGAGTGGAGGACTGCAGTCAAGCATTCAAGGTATCGGAGTAGCGGTAGCTGATACGTTAACCATCACGAGTAACACCGTAGAGGTAAAAACTGACCCCAATGGGTCAATAAGCTACTCTGCTAACGGCATTGCCGTAAAACCCGATCCCTCAGGACCGCTCACTTCCTCTGGTACCGGACTATCTGTGGTTACAGCAGCCGAGGGTTCAATCCAATCTTCCAATGCCGGTTTAGCGGTTAAAACCGATCCAAGCGGACCGATTACCAGCGGTTCGAATGGCTTAAACCTGTCATATAATGCATCAGATTTTACTGTGTCACAAGGAGTGCTAAACATTATTAGAAATCCCAGCACCCTCCCCGATGCTTATCTGGAGTCCGGAACCAACTATTTGAATAATTTTACGGCACAAGCCGAGAATTCTAGTGTATTCAAATTTAACTGTGCCTATTTCCTACAGTCATGGTATTCCAATGGCCTGGTAACTTCCTCTCTCTATTTAAAGATAGACAGAGCTCAGTTTTCAAATATGCCGACAGGTCAGTCCGCGGAAAACGCCAGATATTTTACCTTCTGGGTACCTACCTATGAGTCTCTCAACCTGTCACGGGTTTCCACCCCCACGATCACGCCTAACACCGTTCAGTGGGGCGCATTTTCGCCGGCCCAAAACTGCTCAGGTAATCCCGCCTTTCAGTACAATCTCACGCAACCGCCAAGCATCTATTTTGAGCCCAAATCGGGTTCCGTGCAAACTTTCCAACCCGTATTGACAGGAGCTTGGAATACCGACACCTACAACCCAGGAACCGTTCAAGTCTGCATACTGCCTCAAACCGTTGTGGGAGGCCAGTCGACCTTTGTTAACATGACATGTTATAACTTCCGGTGTCAAAATCCTGGAATATTCAAGGTTGCTGCTAGTAACGGCACATTCACTATCGGACCCATTTTCTACTCCTGCCCAACCAATGAATTAACACGACCCACATAATAACTTACACGTGTAAATCAATAAAAAAGAATCGATGTAAAATCTTTATTGATTTAATGATTCATTGTCGCGTCCCATTCGGCACATTGCCAGTAATACAGACAATTGACAGCCTCCACGAACCACGCCTCACTAATTAAATGCACCTTCTGTTCAGGAAAATCCACCTGCATTCTTCGGCAGTAGTGACAAGGGAGTGCCCCCATTTGTCCGAGCGTTGCTATGGCTTCCACGAAAATATTAACTTTATTGGGGGGAACGTAAATTACCATTCCCAGAACTGCACCAGAAGCCGGTGAAGGACAAAACACCGGATAAAAATCAGTAAACATGGCTGCAGCCCAAGCCGCCACAAAATAAACTCCCTCAAGCGTGGGATCATCTTCTAAGCGGCTCCACAAATAAACTCCCAGACCTGTCCCGTCGGGCTGACAACACACCCCCATGGGAACTCTTTTCATATCGAATCCGTGACAATCACATTTCTCAGTAATCAACTCAAAATCTTCTAAACACAAGAACTGATAGGCATGTGCCGCGGGAACAAATCCCACGTTGTTTACGGCGGCGGGAACATCTTGTGCCTGTTCAGCACCATCAGCATCTGCTAGCGCTCTCTCGGCCATCTGTCACACTTGAACGTCCTCGATTTCGGCGTACGGGTGACTGTCCTCGGTTAACCCCTCGCTAAAAACGACCAATGGAACGGGAACGGGAGGAGTAGGATCGGATGGTAGCCGATACAACACGGAGCGCAATCCCGCTTCCCCTGAATACAGGGGGTTACTGCTAACTGTCCAGGTAGGAGATCTTCGTGGAAAGCTCGACAGTCTACGCAGCCACGAATGTCTTCGAGATGGTGTTCTATTGGACGCAGTACGCTGCCTTCGGTCCCGCCTTCCCGTAGCACACCAAAAAATCAGCAATAAACTCACGGTAGTTGCTGTCAAAAAGGTGCAACATCCAAACACGGTAAAAACAAAGGTCAGTTCGGATATACGGTGACTCAGGAACAGATAGCTGACAACCACGGAAGCGCAGTAAGAACATACTACTGCTGAAATGCAGAACAGGATACATAGTCTTCTGATCCGAGCGTCGCTCGGTACCTAACAATAAAAGAAAGGCGATTTTCTATCACCTTCTACTCTAGCACGTCTTTTTGACATGCAATTGCGTAAGTAACTGAGTTGTGCAATATAAGCTAGTGGCAACGGTTGCTTGAGGGGACACCCCGGGCATGCGCTCTCAGGATGATGATCGCAATAAGTACCATGCACATGCAATACCCATTCCTCCACCTCTCTATAGGTAGCCCGTCTAAAGGCGGGAATGTAACACAACCCCTTAGAAACAATAGGCCAAACAGAAGGGTCGGCCATCTCCCTCAACATTGATCGTGTCATTAACGGTTGAGTCACGGGACTACCACTGCCGCTCGTTTTTAAAATAACAGTAGCTACAACATTGGTACGGCATGCGCCCAGAAAAAGGACAGGATAGGGCAAGAACGGTAACTCCCTTGGCACCTTTGTCGTAGACACCTCGTAACTAACAGTTTGTAACGCGAACTTAAAAGCTAAACTGTTATCTAACAGAATCCCTGATCGCAAAAATACAAAATCGGACTTGTGTCTCCTGATAATCCACTTGCGATGCCTATCTACCAACTCGGTCTTGGCAGCAAAAAGCCTTCTCGAAAGAACCCGTAAAAACTCCTCCTTCTGATCGGGATCCAGTTGCAATCTTGCTTGAACCCTTACAATCACGTTCAAGATGATCCTCGGCCCCGACTTTACCCTCACATACTTTGCACATCTACAACTGACTACGGAATACAGGGACTCGTGCCACAGATAATGTTGTGGCTTTTCGAAGAGGTCCATGCTCATGATTGTCCGATTCGTGTGAAATTCCATCATCCGTTCTAGGGACTCCTGAGTCGCACCCTGTCTCATCAGTAGACTAAACCATATCACTCCGCACTCATTTTGAAATCCGCAGCCCCTGGTAAGGGCTACCACCTCCTGTAGAATTACAAGGATGCAAGATGAAATCAGAATATAGAGAAGAATCAGCGAGCGCATGCAGCACATGCATAAGCACTTCCATGAAACTCACCGACTCAGTACACAGAGGCATGATGTCGAGACTGATGATTTTTTATTGATCAAGTAAGTCCACCTGAAACATATTAAACAACATCATAATAAATATCGCGGTAACATTTACAACGGTGATGGCAGAATATATACATCACGACACATCCCGTGAAACACGCAGCGGCTACACCGCCCGTCACAACCGCGATACGCGTAACTCTATCTTCCCAAAATTCACGGATCAGAGTGTAAAACTCTCCTCCGAGATGAGCAATGGTGGGGTGCCCTTCGGTTTTCTGCTCCGAGTACGTAACAGCGTCACCATCATGGCTACAAATGCAAGTCCTACGACAATTAAAAAAAGAGCTTCCGTCGAAACACCCGTCGAACCTTCTTCCGATGGAATCTGGACTGGTGCTTGAAGTGCCTCCATCCGAGGAAAGGGTTCCGATGCGTTTAGAGTTATCATTATCGCGTCTGCGTTCGTAGCCGTCTCGTTCCAACCATATTCGGAAGTCGGAGTAGGATCTGATGACTCCCAAACCGAGGTAGCGTTCACCGAAGTATAGTTCGCAATAGGCTCCGCTGTCGTAACCTTCTCGACAACACGGTTTACCGGTGATGAAACCGTTACTTTCAATTTTATAACTTCGAATTGAAGGAAGAATTCCAGATCATAAACATCTTCAGCAAAGAAAGTCACGTTAAACTCTTTCTTCATTCGATTCAGATGGAAAACACACTGAGAACTCGTTACACACGTATCCCAATAACTCACTAGTCTATGAGTCCCCACCCTGTCAGTCAGATGAACACTCATCAACCAAAACGGTGACCTACTCAAATCTATCTGTAACTTGTGTCCGACCGTTACATTCATATCAGGTAATTTACTGACAATCATACCGGCGGTTGTATTCTTATCGACCAAGCATCCTGCCGTCGGCGGAACGTTTATATGGGCACCTCCATTGGGGTTTAACATTGTACGGTATTGCATAATCGGAAAATGCTCCTTAGTATACATACAATAGTGAGACGGGCGTCCGAGAGGATCCGGTGTGCGTGTACAATACATAGTGCGAACAGAACCCCCGGTCATAATTTGTCTATTTGCTAAGGGAGCAACAGAATCGGATACCTGGTAAAATCCCTGAGGCGTAATGACGTGAACTAAATATATACGGGCATTCGGATTTAAGTGATGGATCCACAGAGAACCTTCCGCCAACTCGGTATACGCTATCTCGGTGGTTACATCGTATTTCCCATATCTTAAAGTCTGCACACTATAGCCTCCCATATATACGCTGCTATCATGTGAAGCAACTACTATAATCATAATAGAAGAAACAAAGTCCTTCTTAAAATTTGGGGAATACGACATTTCCGTCATATACTTTATGCTGTAATGGTTGAAGTAACTGTCATATCTATAATCACGACTAAGTGTATACCCATTCCAAGTACTCCTTACCGGTCCTACCCTCGACCCTTCCTGTAATACATGGAACACAGGCAAACCTGTCTTTACATCCAGGGTTTTCAAAAACTTTGGAACAATCATTCGATGATAGCATCCACTTAAACTAAACGTATTACCCCAGGAAAATTCCTCACATACTGTCGCTCCCCAAACATTTTCTCCGCATACTCTTCCGGACCATCCACCGTGTATACCACAGCTTCTACCGCCCTTATCTTCCACCATTAAATCTTCCGAAGCCGTGTACCCACCAGTGATCCACGAATACTGAGTCTTTAGAACGACCACATAATCCGCATCCAACTTATCTAATCCACCGCTTACAAATGTCGGTTCTAGCCCGACTATTCTGATACACCGATGGCCCTTGCTCATTTGTGAATACTGTCTACATATCGTCGAGCAAGCATGAGCTCCTGCCGAGTGACCTATACAGTGCAATTTTTTAGCGTCGGGGATATCTACCAGAAACTTCCTAAAATCCGCATGTAAACCATCCGTATCATAGTACAACCGATAGTCCACCAACACAACACCTACGGCGGGAGTCATCTTCTGATGAAATCGCAACACCTTCCTAAAATCGTCATATCCCAGATACCATCCTGGTATAAGCAGCACTATGTCTGATTTCCCGGCGAAGGCATTGTGCATTTTATGGTATACACCATACTCGTATCTCGCATCGTGGAACTTCGGTACACCACCATGCGATCCATACCACGTGATTCTCGAAGGAAGTCTGTTCGGATTTCCGGCGCTTTTCGGAGCTTCCAGTTTAGTAGCCGGAGGCATTGCCACACAGGACCGATTGACCAAATCATGGCAACCTTCTGATTTCGTACCCGAAAATGCGGAGGCCCCGAGGAGCACCCCGAATAACTGAAACAGAACGCAAAATTTAGACCGGTACCCTCCCATACGATTATCACGTCCCAAAGCCAAATATCACGGTACTCACCAGCGCAAAAATCTTCATGAAGATCTGGGGCAAGAGCCGCACAACAGTCCACCTGAATCTGAGACAGCTTACCGGCGACTGTACCAAACCGGTGTGCCACCGCCGAATTTATTCTCTCAATCTATTAATGTTTAACTAAACAAACTTGCTGACACTTGATAAATATTTACTGACCTAGACAATTCCGAGAACTTCCTTATTACCGTGACTATGCAGTATCAAGATAAACCCTTCCAAAGTTCGACTGAGTACACGGTGTACTTCCTGTCATAAAATATCACTTCTAAATATAGTCCTAGGTAGAAACTATAAATGGTAAGAGACAACACACTGATTCTTAGAAAAACCTCACAGAACAAGATGAACCTCACATTATCCTGACTCTTCCTTACGAACTGAAATAACCGGTAAGTCATAAAAATGATTTTCCTTTTGACATTGCGTACGCGGAAGCAAACTAGAAAAATCGAACTTGGAATTTTCCAAGTCGAGTTAACTATTAACTTGATGACGTCAATTGGATTAATCATTAACTCGAATTAGTTAATGATTAACTAGATCTGGTTAATGATTAACTAGTGACGTCACTAGTTAATCATTAAGCTTTCTATGCATATGCATGAGAGATTCATGCATATGAATGAGAGTCTCATCCATATTCATAAACCTCATCCATATTCATGAGCCTCTCATGCATATGCATGTTTTTACATGCATATGCATGGACCTCATTCATATTCATCAATTCGTTAATGTATAACGCTATGACTCACTGTATATGTTTACGTTGCCTAGCAACGTTAATGATTTACCTGCTGACGTGGCAGCTCCGCCTCCCGGTAAATCATTTACCTGGACTTTGTTCTTTATGTTTATTCACCATGGCAACGCTACCATATATGGACATCCGACTCCGCCTCCCCAGTTATACATTAACGATGGCGTGATAGGCGGAGCTCTCTCCCATTGGCTCTTAATGACGTAGTCCGGGTTAACCATAAGCCAGAACCGCCTATATAGGTAGAGCAGGTAGACCCGGAACACCATTCCCATACGGACCTCCATAGAGTGCGGACCTCTACGGGCTCTCCATACCGGTAAATATTTTATTCCATTTAATCCAATCAAATAAATCAATAATCAACTCAATGCTGTGATTCTGCCTCAAATTCAATGGTGATTTTCTTTAATAAAAAGCCCACCCCCCTTGGCACCCCCCTGTACACCCCCCTGTACAGGCGACCACCCCCTATGGACACCCCCCTGTACAGGCGACCACCCCCTATGGACACCCCCCTGTACAGGCGACCACCCCCTATGGACACCCCCCTGTACAGGCGACCACCCCCTATGGACACCCCCCTGTACAGGCGACCACCCCCTATGGACACCCCCCTGTACACCCCCCTGTACATTTTCTCCCATAGGCTACAATGGAACACTGCCCCCTAGTGTCTCCCGCTCCATGGGACCCCTATGAGGTGGGCACCATCTCATTTGCCGCAATGGAGCTCATCCACGAGGGGGCGCCATTGAAGCTAGGGGACCGCATAGAGAGCCTGGCCAATGGGGTGCTTTGGAATCCGGATATCCCCGCCCAACTCTTCAACTGCATTTCTATTCGCTCATGGGGATCACATGGGAAGCGCGTCATATTCAAAGGCCACACCCACCGGATGTTCCACGCCCAGCTTAGGATCCGTAGCACCGCCCCCGTTACTAGGAAACAGGCCGGAAGCCTACTCCTCAGCCTATCACAGAGGCTCCTGTGTTTCCCCGCCCGCTATAATACCCACCCCCTCGTGATGCAATTGGGGGTGGAGTCTAATGCCATGGGACTTCCTATATATTCCAAGAGGGCCCTCGAGATGGCGCTCAAGAGCATGCGGGTGCGCATTGCGCCTAACAGCCACCAGGTGGCGCCACCTGAAATAGGAAAGACCTGTACGGTGAAGCCCCTCAAAGAAGTGGAGACCCTCCAGCAGGGGGTCTTCAGTACCACCGATCTAAAAAGAGCACTTCCAGAATGGACTTTTCGCCGACTTTTTAACGAAATTCCCTATATTTGTGGCTGGAAGATTGGCACTGCTCCAAAGGGCGGAGAAATGGATGGTTACGCTCCACCCCGAATCCAGAGCCCCGCCCACCGAAGGACGGAAGGACCCGCCCACTCTCCAAGACCTCGCCCGGCTGGGCGTGGTCGAAAACTGCCTCAAGATGAGGAGGCGGGGCATAAGCCCTAGGCACCACCCCTACTTTCAATAAACCAATCAGAACAGAGCACTTGACTCCTCCTATTTGTGGGCGGGGCTATGGGTACGGTATAGAGCGCCCCCTGGCGGCCGTTGGCCGCCACTGCACCCGCGCCGGACTTAGTCTCTGGCGCGGGCCGGTCAATCATTAACCCGGCGCCCAGCACGGGCGCCCCCTGCCGGCCGGAGACAGACACTGCGTGTCTGCGGAGCTCCCCCTGGCGGCCGAGGGCCGCCACTGCACCCGCGCCGGACTTAGTCTCTGGCGCGGGCCGGTCAATCATTAACCCGGCGCCCAGCACGGGCGCCCCCTGCCGGCCGGAGACAGACACTGCGTGTCTGCGGAGCTCCCCCTGGCGGCCGAGGGCCGCCACTGCACCCGCGCCGGACTTAGTCTCTGGCGCGGGCCGGTCAATCATTAACCCGGCGCCCAGCACGGGCGCCCCCTGCCGGCCGGAGACAGACACTGCGTGTCTGCGGAGCTCCCCCTGGCGGCCGAGGGCCGCCACTGCACCCGCGCCGGACTTAGTCTCTGGCGCGGGCCGGTCAATCATTAACCCGGCGCCCAGCACGGGCGCCCCCTGCCGGCCGGAGACAGACACTGCGTGTCTGCGGAGCTCCCCCTGGCGGCCGAGGGCCGCCACTGCACCCGCGCCGGACTTAGTCTCTGGCGCGGGCCGGTCAATCATTAACCCGGCGCCCAGCACGGGCGCCCCCTGCCGGCCGGAGACAGACACTGCGTGTCTGCGGAGCTCCCCCTGGCGGCCGAGGGCCGCCACTGCACCCGCGCCGGACTTAGTCTCTGGCGCGGGCCGGTCAATCATTAACCCGGCGCCCAGCACGGGCGCCCCCTGCCGGCCGGAGACAGACACTGCGTGTCTGCGGAGCTCCCCCTGGCGGCCGAGGGCCGCCACTGCACCCGCGCCGGACTTAGTCTCTGGCGCGGGCCGGTCAATCATTAACCCGGCGCCCAGCACGGGCGCCCCCTGCCGGCCGGAGACAGACACTGCGTGTCTGCGGAGCTCCCCCTGGCGGCCGAGGGCCGCCACTGCACCCGCGCCGGACTTAGTCTCTGGCGCGGGCCGGTCAATCATTAACCCGGCGCCCAGCACGGGCGCCCCCTGCCGGCCGGAGACAGACACTGCGTGTCTGCGGAGCTCCCCCTGGCGGCCGAGGGCCGCCACTGCACCCGCGCCGGACTTAGTCTCTGGCGCGGGCCGGTCAATCATTAACCCGGCGCCCAGCACGGGCGCCCCCTGCCGGCCGGAGACAGACACTGCGTGTCTGCGGAGCTCCCCCTGGCGGCCGAGGGCCGCCACTGCACCCGCGCCGGACTTAGTCTCTGGCGCGGGCCGGTCAATCATTAACCCGGCGCCCAGCACGGGCGCCCCCTGCCGGCCGGAGACAGACACTGCGTGTCTGCGGAGCTCCCCCTGGCGGCCGAGGGCCGCCACTGCACCCGCGCCGGACTTAGTCTCTGGCGCGGGCCGGTCAATCATTAACCCGGCGCCCAGCACGGGCGCCCCCTGCCGGCCGGAGACAGACACTGCGTGTCTGCGGAGCTCCCCCTGGCGGCCGAGGGCCGCCACTGCACCCGCGCCGGACTTAGTCTCTGGCGCGGGCCGGTCAATCATTAACCCGGCGCCCAGCACGGGCGCCCCCTGCCGGCCGGAGACAGACACTGCGTGTCTGCGGAGCTCCCCCTGGCGGCCGAGGGCCGCCACTGCACCCGCGCCGGACTTAGTCTCTGGCGCGGGCCGGTCAATCATTAACCCGGCGCCCAGCACGGGCGCCCCCTGCCGGCCGGAGACAGACACTGCGTGTCTGCGGAGCTCCCCCTGGCGGCCGAGGGCCGCCACTGCACCCGCGCCGGACTTAGTCTCTGACACCGCATTTACTTTCAACACCTTTTTTTATTTCAGCACACCGAAATCTCGTCCGTGTAAACCTTGTCCCCAAACCTCAGTCCCGTACATCGAACCCATCCACATATATCTCGCACAGCTCCAGTGCTTACAAGATATTTCCCTACTGGATAATTAGGATCTTGACACCACTTATTCAAATACATCCGGAACCACTGTCCGTCTGGAACTTGGCTTCTGTAGAACTCCTCACGAAAGTAGCGCTTCATTGCTCTAGAACACTTATACAAATGTTTATCTCTCAGGTCGAACATCGTGAGGCAAATCAACAGCGTCAAATGACAAGCACAAGAACCGCCCGGCTGAAGCCCGACGCAGTAACCCATAGGATGTCCGACACCGATGTTAGCTTCTTCGTGGTACGGATACCACAGCTCCTTGATGTCTTGAACTAGCTTCCAGAAGATGGCATCGTGCATACACCACGGAGGTACGGCAACACCAAACACCACGTACAAAGGCATCTCCCGACACTCTGCAATTACAACTAGCATCAGAAATACATCCAGCCGCTATTTGAAAAAAACAACAGGATCTCACCCAAAAAGAAAAAGTACTTACCCCGAAACCACCAGGAAATCCCCCTTACGTGATAATCCGGATCTCGCTGACGCTCAAAGAAGCCGCCTTAAATACCGCTCCTTATCTCTCTTCGATTACCTCAGTTACGCCCATTTCTTATCAGGTAAGATACGCAGGTAAGATACGCCCTTCCACATCAGCACGGAATGTGCTGACCAGCTTACCGCGCCCGTTTTTAATATCCGTTAATTAGTAACTTAGGTGAATCACCAAACCACCTGCCGGCATATATCTACACCCTTGATACGGCGGCATCCATTGAAGTCGAGCGCCACCATGGAGTCAACTACCGTATCCTCGATTCTGCTCCTATCCTTCTTCGTATCTTCCATCGAATCCTATCCGCTCCTGCATAACTTCACGGCGCTCACGGGATCCGTGCTTACTCTTCCCTACAAAGGACATGACCGACCCTTTAAATTCGAATGGCGGCTGACAGATCAGACCAAAGTAGCAATCTCGGATCCTAGCACCGGCATCAACTACCCGTCGGGTCCACTCAAAGGAAGAGTACATCTAAACGGCAGCGCCCTCATCGTTACATCCCTACGACTTAGTGACGCCGGTACCTATACAATCCTCTCAGAGGACAACACAGGAACTGAAATCGGATACTCCTATTACGTCGAAGTCAGAGGTATAGAACTTTCCCCTCCTTTTTCTACATGATATCCCGTTCCCTCTTTTTTCTTACCCCTAGCTTATTCTTCCTAGAACCGATGCAAGCTCCCACCCTCTATACGGATCGCTACAATGACTCATCTGCCATACGCCTCACATGCCAAGCTTCCAACAATCTCCACCGTAATATCACATACCACTGGAAAACAGATTTAATACAGCCAACTAACTCGACTCGATCTATCACCTTAAACATCGAAGACTATATATCCGTTACCTGCACAGTCACTGATGGAGTCAGCAAAAACAGCATCACGATTATGGTTCCGTTGAGAGGTAGTATTCGGTTTCCCGTTATCTCCCTATACTACGTAATCATGCCCACCCTTTTAACCCGTATCTTTACAACAGATCCTTCTCCACCTACGCCTTACGGTTTGCATCCCACTATCATTTTCCTGAGTGTCCTCTGCATGATCCTCATCACCGCAATTACCGTCTACTTTGTGAAGAAGCATTGCTGCGATAAGCAATATAAAATAACTTGCATTAACCCTTACCGAGAATGCTTCGGTGGCGCCGGTCTCGTTTAATCTCGTTTAAATAAAAACCACTATAATCCCCGCTTCCTATAATCTCTACTTCCTATGATTAAATGGGTAATTAAATGATGGGTAATTAAGTGGTGTCAATGATCAAATAATGATTCGGAAACGATTTCGGGAAAAATGATTTTAGGAATCAATGATCATTATCAAAAATAAATGATTTATTTATAAGACGTGTTTTTGATGATTGATACGATTAGTAAATCACATGATTAGAAACACATGATTAGAAACACAGTTTAATCATCAATCGAAATCACCGCGCAAGATATGGACAGTCACGTTCTCCTCTGATGTCCTATCCATAGATTCGCTGTCCGTAGAATCAGAGGCGCAGAGCATCCGCCGAAACCAGAAAGTTATCGCTACCATCAGCAATAACAACATAATTAACGCGATCGGCAGCCACACTGGAAACTCGCCGGTCTGATTGGATACCAGTCCTCCGCCGGTCTTATAAGTGGTCTCCTCGATCTTCTGATCCTCCTGAGTCAAACCAGGAATTACCACTACGTAAAATCCGGTCTTTGAATCCTGTTGTAAGTCTAGCGTATTAGTATACAGTCCCGAATCGGCAGGTGTTACGTCTCTAATAGTAACGCAATTGGATGTGGCATTGTAATGCGTGCGGCTCTTATAGTTAGCATACACTATGGGGTTACCCAGAGCTTTATAAAGCTGTAATACGAACACGGTAGACGCGTGCTCGTTAGAGGACTGAAACTCCCACTCCGTTATAGAAGCGGAGCTAGCATCCTTCCCACACATGCGTAACTCTCCACCTTCCAAAACTAATATACGGCTCATGTTATGCACCTCAACCGTCGCATTGCCCGTAATATCCTTCACGGTATACTGTATGGCATACGGTTTCCCACCGACAAAGGAACCGTAAGTCAACCAGCACCCGTTATTAGCCTTCAGCTTACTCAGGTAAATAGTATTGCAACCACTATCTACCCTCGTTCTACCCATGTACCCGCTTTCAAGTCCAGGTTCTTTAACCCTCGGAATCACAAATGCCGCCCTCTCCATCTTATTGCAATTGGGGGACGGGGAATGATACCAGAGGATCATAGTATGGTCCCTGCACTCTCCTGTCCGTAGAGCCAGCTCCGGGTCCCGGGGAGCGCCAAAGCAGAGTCCGAGGACAGCAGCCAGCAGCAGGGCAACGGACTTCATGATGAATGCGGGAACCAGCCAGCAGCAGCAGGTAGAAGGTGCGAGTACTCGAGGCAGGCGGGAATAACACCGCACGCTTTCCACCCCGCTTAAATACACAACCCACACCGGTCATGGTCAAACATTACCTAGCCTACTCAGCACGGAAAAGTACTCACCCTTAACACAGTTCGACTTATCAGGTACACACCCGTAACCTTCGCACCCCAAAGCGCACAGTCAGCACCATAAGGAAGTCGTAAAGTTACCCTTTGATTGCATTGTCATCATAAAAAACGCTGAGCAAACGGAAACGCCCCAAGTACAAATCTCTCTTCCGCCACGCCCTCGTTAATCAATAACTAGTCGCCGATACATATATACCCCCTCCGTTCCATCACACCTACACTACCTTCTCTCCGCACAGGCAACATCTCAATCCTTACTCTTCCGAATCCACTTCGCCGCCTTCGACATGAATCCGGTAAGTATCAACTTTTTTCTAAGCTTATGCTTCTGACACCTCTGATCTTAATACCGCACCCCTTTTTTCTCAAAAAAGGTTTCGTGCTTAACGCTTCTTCTATGCGTCATCATCCCGAGAGCCGATCCGCTTCCAATCACCCCCGCCTCTAAACCCGCTACCGACTCCGCCCGGACCGGCGCCTCCGTCATCACGACCCACTTACCCGCATCTCCGAGCGCCACCCCGTGCGACGAAATCTTGAGCGAGGACTGTTGGTTCGAAAATGCCAGCGGTGATTACCAACCCCTACCCTGGGAACCGAAAGAGGAAACGGTTTCAGATCAAAACCCTCTCACCGCAACCGACCCCATCGGTGACCGAATCCCCGCTATCATCCAGTCCCAGTCCCGCGCTTCTAACCGTCCGACCAGTAAGGAACACACTTCTACTATCGCATCCATCTCGACCGTAGTCGGCATCGCGGTCCTCGTCATCCTGACCCTCGTAGCCTACTTTACCAAGTACCCCAAACCGAGACCGCCCAGATCCATCTACATAGGAGTAGCTCCACCCGATATGGAACTCAAGGAAATATAATTCCAGCCCCACCCTTAACCCTACCTTTCCATGAGTCAGTATTTTCAATAAAGTTATATTGCAGTATTAATTCCGTTGTTTCCGCGTTCTTTCTCTCGCGCGGACAAAGTCCGTTCGACCAGGAAGTCCGGTATACGTCATTCCGCGGTGTCATGATGACGCGCATAACTCACGACTGCCATCTGCCGGACAAACGCGGTACTACACTTAACACATAAACACCCGCCTTTTTTCGATTCCCACCATAATCAGGCTTTGGTAAAAATTCGCAGATTCTAAAATCCGTATTCCTGCGCCCGCGATAATAGATCACGCCCACGACACGCCCTAGCGCTCTTATCACACGGTCTCTGCTGCCATCTAGCGGGCGGGAGCGGTAGTGCGAGGTGACAGCAGCGTCATTCATGTAGGTATATATAGATGATG